AAGGCTATAAAATAATGAAGGGTTAGTCAGTATGGCTAAGTCTACAGTAAACAAGGCAGGAAACTATACCAAGCCTACCATGCGAAAGAACCTATTTAGTCGTATCAAGGCAGGTTCTAAGGGTGGTAAGCCGGGTCAGTGGAGTGCTAGAAAAGCGCAGATGCTTGCCAAACAGTACAAAGCTAAGGGTGGCGGTTATCGCTAAAGATCCTAAACTTGGTACAGGCAAGAAGCCTAAAGGCTCAGGTAGAAGACTCTACACTGATGAAAACCCAAAAGATACGGTGAGTATAAAATACGCAACGGTGAATGATGCAAAAGAAACTATTAAGAAAGTTAAAAGAATTAACAAACCCTATGCGAGGAAGATCCAAATACTCACCGTTCTTGAGCAACGAGCTGCTGTTCAAGGAAAAGCTGAACAGTCTAGGCTTGCCAAGAAAGCTAAAGAAACATTAAGGAAACAACGTGGCACTAGCAAAAAGTCAACGAAGTCTTAAATCTTGGAGCAAACAAAAGTGGAGAACAAAGAGTGGTAAACCCAGTAGCAAAACTGGAGAACGCTATCTTCCAGAGGCTGCAATCAAGGCTCTATCACCCCAAGAGTACGCAGCGACAACTAGAGCTAAAAGAAAAGGCACAAAGCAGGGGAAACAATTTGTTAAACAACCAAAGAGTATCGCAAAGAAAACACGAGCGTATAGGAAAGTAAAGTAATGATAGTAAAAGCATGGTTTATAGTAGCAGTAATGTCTGGCGTATATACAGACGGAACAAAAGATGTATTTATATTTAACAACCCACTAGACCACGGACACTTTCACAGTTCAGTTATGTGTCAGAGGTTTATAGGGGATCATCCTTTTAAGCTTGCAAAAGCTTTGATTAAAGAGTATGGAAATAGACCACCTGAACAAATCATGTGCGTACCTGAAGAAACCGTTAGACTGTTTATGCAAGAAGGTGGCAAACGAGGAGAGCCGACATAGTTCTATATGAAACTATAGGCACTGGACTTTTAGGCATGATGTTGTATGAGCCAACTTGCGAAGTTTGTGGGCATCACATAGAAGATGATAGATGTGAGTATTGTCGTAATGCAGGTAGTAACGGTGATTGGATAGATAAGATAATAGAACAAGCTAAAGATCCTAGACACGACCAATCAGCCTTTAAAGATAAGAAGAAAAAGAATGACAAAAAATCTGACTGAAAAACAACAAAAATTTATGGCTGTCTTGTTTGAGGAAGCTAACGGTGATGTTGTAGCTGCTAAAAAACTTGCAGGATATTCAGACACGACTACAACACATGATGTCATCAAATGTCTTAGAGATGAGATAGCAGAAGCTACAAGAGACTACATGTCACGTATTGCACCAAAGGCGGCGGTGGCTATGGGTAATGCACTTGTTGATCCTACAGAGTTAGGTATCAGAGATAAGATGGTAGCAGCAAAAGATTTATTAGACAGAGCAGGATACATAAAAACAGAAAAGGTCAACGTAGAATCTTCAGGAGGTTTGTTTGTCCTTCCTGCTAAAGAAGGAAAGAATGAGTGAGGACAGAGAGAGCCTAGGGTATTGGGCATTACCATTACCTGACGTTGAGGGCAAGCAGTGGAAGAGGATACCTAAGATAGCACGACTTGTACCTTTCGGCTATGAGGTAGATCCAGAGGATGAAAACTTTCTTCTGCCTGTAGAACAAGAACTAGATGCGCTAGAGTTAGCAAAGAAACATTTAAGACAGTATAGTTACAGACAAGTAGCCAACTGGTTGACACAGCAAACAGGACGTTACATATCTTACAGAGGACTAAAGAAGAGAATAGATATTGAAAAGAACCGCAGAAAAGTTGCTAGTGTTAAAAGGGAACTCGCCAGAAGGCTTGAAAAGACGCTCAAAGAAGTCTCGAAGCTCGAAGAAAGTACAGGAACATATACCACCGAAAGTAGAACAGCCTAGTATAAACTACGATCTAGGTGGTACAGAAGAGGTTCAACAAGATGTGTTGTTCAAACCAAACGCAGGACCTCAAACAGATTTCTTAGCATCCTCAGAACGAGAGGTGTTATATGGTGGAGCAGCAGGAGGTGGCAAGTCTTTTGCCATGTTAGCTGACCCACTCAGAGGACTAAACAATCCTAACTTTAGTGGACTGTTAGTTCGACACACGACTGAAGAGCTAAGGGAACTGATACAGAAATCTCAGGAGTTGTATCCAAAAGCAATTCCGGGAATCAAGTGGTCAGAGAGAAAGTCACAATGGGTGACTCCTAAGGGGGGACGACTTTGGATGTCCTATCTAGACCGTGACCTAGACGTAATGCGATACCAAGGTCAGGCATTTAACTGGATAGGATTTGACGAACTTACACAGTGGGCGACACCATATGCTTGGGACTATATGCGTTCACGACTCAGAAGTGCAGACCAATCATTAGGACTGTACATGAGAGCAACAACCAATCCCGGAGGGGCAGGACATCAGTGGGTAAAGAAGATGTTCGTAGATCCTGCACCATCCAACTCAGCGTTTTGGGCAACAGAGTTAGAAAGTGGCAATGTTATTACATTTCCAAAAGGGCATAGCAGAGAGGGGCAACCTCTTTTTAGAAGACGCTTCATACCTGCTAATTTGTTTGACAACCCTTATTTAGCGGAGTCTGGTGACTACGAAGCAATGCTTTTGTCATTGCCTGAGCATCAGAGGAGACAACTACTAGAAGGTAACTGGGACGTAGCAGAGGGCGCAGCGTTTCCTGAGTTTGACAGAGCAAAACATGTAGTCGAACCTTACAAGATACCATCTAGTTGGAGAAAGTTTAGAGCATGTGACTATGGGTATGGAAGTTACTCAGCCGTAGTATGGTTAGCAGTCACACCTTCTGAACAACTTGTAGTGTACAGAGAGTTGCAAGTATCAAAAGTTTTAGCAGCTGACTTAGCAGAAAAGATATTGCAATTAGAAGCAGAAGATGGTACAATACAATATGGGGTTTTAGATAGCTCACTATGGCACAA